ATAGAATCTTTAATCGACTTGAGTACGTTACGATCTCCTATAGTTCCAGGTACAACATGTGAATTAAACTTATCATAATAAGATATTAATTTGTCACAAATTTTTTTAGGAATAAACCATCCACCAATAAAACTTTCTTTAGGTAATTTATATTGTTTAAGCATATTATTTAAAAGGGTATCCTAAATTCCAAATTACTAAACTGTTTCTTTCTCCACTTTTTACAGGACATACCCTATGCCATATAAAACTAGGGAATACAACTAAAGAACCTTTTGGTAATATTTCTGTACATTTTCTTATATTTGATTTTTTATCGGGGTCATTATTTCTAAAATCAAATTCTAATTCTCCTCCTTTATATTCTTTTGGATTTGATAAAGTAACTGTCACTGAAAGTTTTCTAATTTTTCCGTGAGTAGTAGGGTCTCCTTGTTTTTGATAAGGTCTGTCCCAGCTATCACAATGCCAGTCGTAGTATTGTCCTTTTTTATATTTTGTAAATTGACAAGATTCAGAATGATTCCAATCAAAATTCCATCCAGCATTTTTATTTGCGTTATGAATATAGGGTTGAATTTCTTTATAAATCCACTTATCATCCATCCAAACAACATCTGAATTTCTTTTCTTTTTTAAATTTACTATTTGTTTTTTGTTTAGTTTTTTATTATCATAACCACCCGTGACTGCTATTTGATCTTGTAATTGATGACCATATTTAACAATATCATCACAGATATGTTCTGGAATAGCTGATTTAAAATACCAATAATGATTAAATAGATTCATAAGTTATTGTTTGGACAAAGTTTAATGAATCTTTTTGATTGTTAGTTAGGTAATACATATTAGTAGATGGAAACATAATAAACATGTTATCTTTAAGTTCTATGTCCCAACTTCTACCTTTACGTCTATTATCTTCATAGTGTATTCTAACCATACAATCTTTAACTTTTACACCATAGAGTAATGTAAAGTCTGGAGAGTTACGTAGATCTACTGGATCTATATTTAATAATGGAATTGTAATCTCGCTGGGTTTATAAATATTGCCCCATGTTTCTTTATTAATTAATTTAACGTTATGTTTTAAATGTATATGATCAACCACATAAGTTGTTAGCTTGTCCCAAGTTCTACAAAAAGGAAATTTTTTATTATCAAAAGAACATTGTAAAATATAATGAGATAATTCATTACAATCTATTTCCCAATTTTTCGGCATTGATACATCACCAAAATATAATGCCTGTTCACTTAATACTTTCTTTTGCATACCACCACTATTTTTAATTTATATTATAGTATTTGTCAAATCCCACGTCTGCCCTATCTCATTCCACTGATATCTCCAATGATGGGTAGCCGGTGTAGTTAAATCTCCGTTTTCATTAAATCTTGCACTACTGTTTTGTAATTCTTGTTCATCTGTTAATGTTGGAGCATCACCAATCGGTGATTGCCATCTAGCTTCTGAAATATTTTTTACCCAAGATGCATGAGATTTTTGGCCCCAAAAAATTTGATTTTCTGAATCCCAAATAAAACCTATACCTGCGTAATTTCCTCTAAGGGGTGTACCACCATTTTTGTGAGTATTATTATTTGTATTGTATGAAGTTTGAATCCATTGTTCTGCAGGCCAATTACTAGTTTCTTGTAAATATTGTTGTCCTACTGTTTCATCTTCAACACCATTAGCATTAAGTATGTCTGAATCATTTACAGAATTAACTGCTAATACTTCTTTTGTTTCTGATATTTTTGCAAAATGTGCCATATTAATCCTTATTGAAATTGATACCTTATAATAACTACTCCTGATCCACCTTGACCAACGGGTGAACTATCATCAGATGCTCCACCACCACCGCCGCCAGTATTTGCTGTACCAGGACTTCCTGGTCCATTATTTGCTGCTTCTCCACCATTACCACCGCCACCTGTACCGCCACCACCACCGCCAGAATTACTTGCTGCGCCGCCGCCACCACCACCTCTTGCTGTTGGTGTTCCATTAATTGAAGTTACTGAACCATTTCCAGCTTGCCCACCTACCGGCCCACCAGCTGAACCTGCATTATTTGCTCCACCGCCACCACCACCTGCTCCGGGTCCTGGGTGTTGTCCAACACCATTTCCACCATTAGTTCCTTGAGCGGGACTAACGGGAGGTGTATTTCCTGAACCACCATTTGTTCTTCTTCCACCACCACCAGCTGAACCACCTGGATTTCCATTATCATTATCATCTCTTCCACCAAAACCACCCCCAGCAGATGTTATTCCAAGGCCACTTGAAACACCACCATTTGTAGCTGTTTGTGGGTGTCCAGTTCCACCGGCACCTATTACTATTGGATAACTTCCTGGAAGTATTTCTATAGATGTAGATGAGGCTAAAGGACTAGCTGTATAGGGACCTGAAGTTGCATCAACATGTGATTCTCGATAACCCCCTGCTCCAGCACCACCGCCACCATATGATCCACCACCACCGCCAGCAGCTATTACCATATAATCAGCTACAGCAAGGGCTCCTGATCCTGCTGAAACAGCAAAAGTACCATTACCATTAAAGGTGTGAACTTTGTAGTTTGTATCAACAGTTGTAATTGTTCCACCGGTTGCTGCAATAAATGCATCAGAAGATCCACCAGAACCAAATCCTAAAACTTGATAACCAAAAGATTTACCTTTTCTAGTTTGTGTATTTTTTGTGTTCTTACCTGAGGTAAGTTTATTTTTTAAATCTCTCATATCTAAATTCCTTATGCGTCGTTAGCTGCATCAGTAGTGAAGAATATTTTAATACCTAAAAGTCTTGCTACTCCGGTATACGTATCCGCACCTGCGTTTGCATCTCTAAATATTTGAAAGTAAGTTTGTTGATCTACTGCAGGAGATCCTGCAATTGTAACTGCACTACTTACAGCTGAAACTTGTTGATCTTCTACTGTTCCTATACCAGCATCTGTAATATTTATTGCTGTTCCAAAAGCAACATCAATAGTATCACCATCACCAGCTGCTACACCTTGTAATCCAAATATACAGTTTCCTGTGTTTGTAGTGCTTGGTGTCCAAAAACATTGGTAAGTTATTGTACCTTCATTCCATGATTTTGGAAAAGCTACTGAAAATTGTGCATGGTCATCTGCAGAATCTGCAAAGTCCATAACTTTCATGTCTGGTCTTAAAGCTGTTGTTTCAATTTGTTCGGGTGATGCACCATTAGTTGTTGCTGCATACATAGCTGAAGCTGGAACCCACATAGTTTCTGTTCCTGCAATTTTAACTGCACCAGATCCTGATTTAAGAACTCCTGTTCCTTTAGGATTAATATTTATACCAACATTAGTTTCACCTGTTGCTGAAAGAGTTGGCCCATTACCTGTTGAAGCATTAGCTAAAGTAAATTCATTAACCGCTGAACCTGTAGCCGTTAAAAGTAATAATTCATTCCCATTAGTGTCTGCAATTTTTGTTCCAATTGCGGGACTAGTTAAAGTTTTGTTTGTTAAAGTCTGTGTTCCTGTAAGAGTCACATCTCCAGTTGCCCCTACAGCCGCTTCAAAAAGACCAGTGTTAGTTGCAACACCATCAAGATAAATAAGTTTATAGCCTTTGTCTGTTGCTGAAAAAGTAACTGTTGCACCTGAACCAGATACAGCTTTTAATTGTACTGTGTATGCACCTGTTGTACCATTTTTAATAATGTAAAAATTTTCTGTAAGAAGAGGAAACTGTATTACTCTGTTTCCAGTAATAGATCCTGTTAATTCTATAACTCTTTGTTGGGCAGTACCTGTTAAAGCACCGTCGGCAACAGATAAAAGTGTATTACCAGCACCACCAGCAGTAGAAACTTGTAAAACTCCACCCGTAAGTTGTTCTATAAGATTTAAATTTGCGTTAGTTTTGTTTCCCCATTGACCAGCGTTTTCGCCAGTTGCCATTAGCTCTACGCCGAGGTTTGTAAAAGTTGATGCCATAATTTTGTTCTCCTATTAAGCTGCGTGATTAACGTCTGTATATGATGTATTACCTGTAATGTCAACATCTACATAACCAATTGTTCCGAAACCTATCGTGTTTAAACTAGCAGTAATTGTTTGTCCTGTCAATCCTACGGTCATATTTATTGGACTTATTGCACCTTCATCTGCTGCAAAAGTTACACCACTTATACCTACTACATCGGCAGGAGAAATAGAACCCACTTCCGCACTCATTGTTACAGAGGATAAAGTAAATACAGTAGTGTCACCGGTATTTACTCCGTTAGAATTAACCTCACTTTTAATAACTTGTCCTGTTAATCCAACTACATCCGCAGGAGAAATAGAACCTACTGCAGCAGGTATTGCAAAACTTGCTAATCCTTGTGTGAAGTCTGCACCATTACCTACATTTAAATTACCTTGCCCTACACCTATTGCTCCAGGTGAAGAAATAGCAAATATCATATCAAACGCTGGTGATATTGCTCCTACTTCTGCAGATAAAGTTTGACCGGTTGGTACAATTATACTTGCAACATCAAATGTAAATGGGTCACCCCATTGTCCAAAACCAAATGAATTTATTCCCCAACCATCCGGTCCAAGATGAGTAGACATTGATAAACCTTCAAGTGCAACAGTTGTAGTATTTTGTCCCCAGTTACCTATACCCCATGCATCAGCACCCCATCCTTCGTCGGAGCCAGATACTACTGTACCTAATGTTGAAGTTATATTAAAACCATTTATAGGAAGTGTAAGTCCAGACTTACCAAAATCTTCTACACCCCAACCATCTGAACCCCATCCTGTACTAGATAGAGCATCAACATTTCCTACGGATGCTGTAGTAGATAGACCAGTAAGAGGTAGAGAAACATTATCTTGGTCACCCCAACTATTTTCATTCCATTTAAGAACACCCCAAGTATCAGAACTTACAGTGTTTGCTGACCCACCCATTCCTGAGTGTACAGTACAATAATAATAAAGTTGTGGTGCAGAAGCTGCTACAGCTATTTGAGTGTATGCTCCAGGTTGACCAGGTGTCCCACTAGTAG